AAAAGGAGGAAAATACCGTGAGTAACAAAGAAACCACCCCCGAAATCACCAATGCTACCCCCACCCCGGCCCCGACGGTTGATATGGAGGCGCTTAAAGCGCAGATCAGAGCCGAGATCAAGGCTGAGGAAGCCGGGGAAATGGACAGTTCCGAGCGCAATGCTGAAATGGCACACAGGAAAGCCATGGAGGAGGCAAAAAAGGACCTCGTCACGATTGAGCTTTTCCGGGATGCGACGACCTACGTGGACGATGTTCGGGTAATCGTCAATGGTGTGGTTTACACCATCAAGCGCGGCGTCCGTGTTCAGGTCCCCCGCTTCGTTGCAGAAGTGATTGAAACGTCGGCCAGACAGGACAACGAGACTGTGAACCTCATTACCGCAAAGGAAAATGAGTACAACAGCCTCAAGGACCAGAAAATTTTGTAATAATCCGCGAGACACGAAAAACGCCATGACACGGCATGGGGCAGCAGGGAATTTCGCCCGCGCTGCCCCGTTTTTCATTAAAACGAGGTGAGACAATGAGCAATCGCATCATCAATCTGAATATTTCGGATTCCTATATCAGCGTGACCGGAGATACGGCAGGGGCTACCGGCGCGATGAAAGCAACCACCATGCGCATGGCCTTTGACGATCACTGGGCCGGGACATCCAAGACGGTTTACTTCACGGACGCTATGGGAGACACGAGGGTATCTGTCTTGCTCTCTGCGGACGTGCTGGTAGACGGCGCGGAATCTACCTATGATGTCTCCATCCCTGCCGAGGCAATGACCTCCGCTGGCCTTGCAAGCGTTACTGTACGCGGCATGGTGCTTGCGGAGGACAATACGACGGTCATACGCACAATCACCACAAAGGCCGCAAGGTTCCGGGTAATGGACAGCGAGATTCCTTCCAGTGCGTCCAACGAGGCCACGGTCACCGCCACTGACAAGCAGCAGATGCAAGCGGCGCTTGATGCTGTTGTTTCCGGAGAGAGTGGGCGTGTTGCGGCAGAAACCGCCCGCGTTGCAGCAGAGGAAGTACGTCAAAATGCGGAGACTGGGTACGTGGCGCAGGCCACAGAACAGGAAAATGCAGCGGCAGAAAGCGCCCGCCTTGCCGCACAGGCCGTCTTAGGGCAAATACCGGACGGGTCGCTGACCATGGCGAAAATGGCGCAGGATGTGACTGCGGAGCTGGCGGGGAAGGTGAAGAGAACAGGGGATATCATGACTGGCGATTTAGTCCTGCAAAGCGGGAAGGCTTTTACCGACTATGCGTGGCAGACGGCCGGAATAGCCTTAATAGATAAAAATAACGCTCGGACTGGATGGCTCGGTGTTGCAGGCAATGGAACGCAAAACTGCGATTTTTGGCTTGCAAACGATAATGGCGATGTTTCGCTAAGGCCTAAAGCTGGATGTGCTGCAAAGGTATATGATCGGCCTATCGCCACTGCCACGCCGCCGGAAGAGTATGATGGGCCGCTGGC